TGAGGTCGAGATGCTGCTCGAACTGCGGGAGACCGAAGGATGGGGCTACCGCCGACTGGCCAAGCGGTTCGACATCAGCAAGAGCCAGGTGCGCAACATCGTCAAAGGCCAGCAGCGGGCGCAGACGGTGGCGCGATACCGGAGGTGCACGTAACGGTAGCCCAGCGCCCGAGAATTCGGGTATGTCGGACCACAAACAATCGAAACGCGAGCCCTTCCTCCAGGCGTTGGCGACCCTTGGCAACTACAAGGGGGCTGCCGAGGCGGTGGGGCTCGACCGTAAAACGGTTTTTCGCTGGCGCAAGGACGATCCCGAGTTTGACCAGGCGTGCGCTGAGGCGCTGGACGAAGCCGCGGACACCCTCGAAGCGGAAGCCAAGCGCCGCGCCGTTGAAGGTGTGGACGAGCCGCTGACCTTCCAGGGCGCCATTTTCGGGCACGTCAAGCGGTATAGCGACCAACTGCTGACGCTGCTGCTCAAGGCCAACCGGCCCGAGAAATTCCGCGAGAAGACCAGCATGGAACTGACCGGCGCCGGGGGCGGCCCGGTCAAGGTGGACGACATGAGTGCTGCGGCCAAACTGGCGGCCATCCTCGCAGCCGCCGAGGCACGTAAGGCCGCGGCTGACGTTTCCGACTTGGTGTGACGCGCACCTACACCGTCGCCGAGATCGAGGCGCTGCTGCCGTACTGCACGCCGGCCGAGCGCGACGAGATCAACGCACTGCTGGCCGCTGACACGGCGATCTGGCGACCGCTGCCGGGACCGCAGACGATGGCCTACTACAGCGTCGCCGACGTGGTGGGCTTCGGCGGTGCGGCCGGTGGCGGCAAGACCGACTTGGCCATCGGCAAGGCGCTCACCCAGCACGAGAACGTCGCCATGTTCCGGCGTGAGGGCACGGAGATGGCCGGGATTATCGACCGCATGAAGGAAATGCTGGGGCACGACACCGGCTATGTCGGCTCGGGCCGGTGGTGGGGCTGGCGCAATCCGGTGCCTGGCGTGCAGATCGAATTCGGGTCGATCCCTAACCTCGGTGATGAAACCAAGCACCAGGGCCGCCCCAAAGACCTACTGGTGCTCGACGAAGCCGCGAACATGTTGGAGCAGCAGGCGCGGTTCCTGATGGGTTGGGTGCGCACGGTCAACCCGGCGCAGCGCACGCAGACCCTCATGTGCTTCAACCCACCGACCACGGCCGAGGGCCGGTGGATCGTGGACTACTTCGGCCCGTGGCTGAACAAGAAGCACCCCAACCCGGCCACGCCGGGCGAGTTGCGGTGGTTCGCCATGATCGACGGCGCCGAGGTCGAAGTCGCAGACGGCACACCGTTCCTGCACAACGGCGAGCAGGTGCGACCGCAATCGCGCACGTTCATTCCGGCGCGCATCGCCGACAACCCCTACCTGATGGGAACGAACTACATGGCTACCCTGCAATCAATGCCCGAGCCGCTGCGCTCGCAAATGCTCTACGGCGACTTCGACGCCGGCATGGAAGACGACCCGTGGCAGGTGATCCCGACCGCTTGGGTCGAGGCTGCGCAAGCCCGGTGGGAGGCCAAGCTACCGAAGCCGCGTATGGACTCGATGGGCGTGGACGTGGCGCGCGGGGGCAAGGACAACACGATCCTCGCGCGCCGGCACGGCATGTGGTTCGACGAGTTGTTGGCTTATCCGGGCAAGGAAACCCCGGACGGGCCGACCGTCGCCGGCCTGGTGGTGGCCAACATCCGCGACCGCGCGCCCATTCACATCGACGTGATCGGGGTGGGTGCGTCGCCCTATGACTTCCTGATCAAGGCCCGGCAGCAGGTGCTCGGCGTGAACGTGGGTGAGAAGGCGGTCGGCACTGACAAGTCGGGGCGGTTGACTTTTTTCAACCTGCGCTCCGAACTGTGGTGGAAGTTGCGCGAGGCACTGGACCCGGCCAACAACACCGGCATTGCACTGCCGCCCGACCGCCGGCTGCTGCTCGACCTGTGCGCACCGAAGTGGGAACTGCGGGGTAAGGCGATCTACGTGCAGTCGCGCGAGGAGATTATCGACGCCATCGGGCGCTCACCGGACTACGCCAGCGCCGTGATGCTGGCGCTGATCGACACGCCGCGCATCGTTGACGTGCCGGGTGCACTTGACAGGCCGGCCCGCGAATACGATCCGCTCGAACACCTTTAAGGGAATCGAGCGATGTGCACAGGCGCGGAACTGGCCATTATCGGATTGGGCGCGGCCTCGACGGTGGCGACCATGACGCAGAAAGCGCCGAAGCCGCCCGAGGTGCCCACACCTGAGAAACCCCCGCAGGCCGCGAAGGCACCGGATGTCGAGCCCCTGAAACGCAAGAACCAGTCGGCGGCTGCGGCCTTCGGCCCGGCGAGCACCTTCCTGACCGGCGCAGGCGGTGTCGATCCGTCCTCGTTGAATCTCGGCAAAACAACCCTGTTGGGCGGGTGATGGCTGACGCCCCCGTACCGAAGAAGCGCACCCGCGCGGAATACCTGCAGCAGTGGGCGGCGCTCAAGCAAGAGCGGTCAAGCTGGATTGCGCACTGGCAGGAACTCTCGCAATACCTGATGCCGCGCGCCGGCCGTTTCTTCACGACTGACCGCAACCGTGGTGACAAGCGCCACGGCTCGATCTACAACAACACCGGATCGCGCAGCCTGCGCATCCTCGCGGCCGGCATGATGGCCGGCATGACGAGCCCGGCCCGGCCGTGGTTCCGGCTGGCGACATCGGACCCGGACATGATGGAGTACGATCCGGTCAAGGTGTGGCTGAACTTCGTCACCCTGAAAATGCGCGACATCTTCGCGCGTTCAAACACCTACCTGGCGCTGCCGGAACTCTACGAGGAGTTGGGGTGCTTCGGCACCGGGGTGGACTTCCTGCGGCCTGATTTCAAGTCGGTGATTCGCCACTACCCGCTGACCGCGGGCGAGTACGCCGTCGCCACGGACCACCGCGGTGAAGTCACCACGCTCACGCGCGAGTACGAGATGACCGTGGGGCAGATGGTCACGCAATTCGGGTGGGACAAACTGAGCCCGACCGTGCAGTCGATGTACGACAACGGCATGGGCGTGAACCGCTGGGTGCCGGTGATCCACCTGATCGAGCCGCGCACGCTGCGCCAATACGGCAAGCGCGACAACCTCAACATGCCCTACGCCTCGTGCTACTTCGAGGCGGGCGGCAATGAGGACAAGCTGCTCTCCGAATCCGGGTTCAAGCGGTTCCCGGCGTTGGGGCCGCGCTGGGCGACCAGCGGCGGCGACATTTACGGGCGCTCGCCGGGCATGGAAGCCTTGGGCGATGTGAAGGAACTGCAGCACCACGAGTTGCGGGGCGCGCAGGGGCTCGATTACATGACCAAGCCCCCGCTGCAGATGCCGACCTCGCTGAAAGAACAGCCGCAGGCGACGCTGCCGGGCGGGGTGGCCTACCACGACATGACTGCGGGCAACGTGATCAAGCCGCAATTCGAGGTGCGCATGGATCTGTCGCACCTCGACGCCAAGATCGCACGGGTCGAGCACCGCATCGGGCAGACCTTTTACGCTGATCTGTTCCTGATGCTGGCGAACGACCAGCGCAGCGGGGTGACGGCGCGCGAGATCGCCGAGCGCCACGAGGAGAAGCTGCTCATGCTGGGGCCGGTGTTGGAACGCCTGCACGGTGAACTGCTCAAGCCGCTGATCGACAACACTTTCGACTTCATGATCGAGGCGGGCCTGGTGCCCCCGCCGCCCGAGGAACTGCACGGGCAAGACCTCAACGTCGAGTTCGTGAGCATGTTGGCGCAGGCGCAACGCGCAGTGGGCACCGGCAGCGTGGACCGCCTGCTGGGCACCGTGGGCTCGATGGCGCTGATGCAGGCCAACGCCGGCCTGCCGGTGACCGCGCTGGACAAGCTGAACATCGACCAGATCACGGACGGCTACGCCGAGATGCTGGGCACCGATCCGAACTTCATTGTGGCCGACGACCAGGTGGCCATCATCCGCGACCAGCGCGTGCAGGCGGCTGCGGCTGCCCAGCAGGCTGCGGCAATGCAGCAGGCCGCCGAGGTGGCCAAGACTGCATCGCAGGCTGACATGAGCGGTGACAACGCATTGACGCAGGCACTCGGCCAATTCAGCGGCTACGCGGTGCCGGGTGTCGTTTAAAGGAGAAAAATATGTCAGTCGTAACCAAGGACTTCACAGCAGCCGGCAACGGCGACGCCTTCACTCTGCCGCCCGGCCGCAGCGCGAGTTACGCGGTCGCGGGCACCTTTACCGGTTTTGCCAAGCTGCAACGGTCGAACACGCAGGGGCAGACCTGGCAGACCGAGAAACAGGGTGCTGCTGACACCGGCATCTCGGGCACGGTCAAGAACGAGGGCACCAGCGACCTGTGGCTGCGGTTCGTGGTGGAAGACACGGACAGCGAAACCCCGGTCACTGGTACGGTCGAGACTTCCCTCGCTGACGTGCCGGTGGGGGTGCGCAAGATCATCCTGAACGCGGGCGCGGCTTCCAAGGCGGGCACGTCCTCGGGCTGGGCGACTGCGGCGGTGGACTCCAAGAGCCTCGCCACGCTGGCGGCCAGCCTGTCGTCGAAGGCGCTGGTGGTGCCCGTTCCGGGTCTCGCGGTCGGCGACACCATCGTCGGCTTTCACCTGGTTGGCCAGATCGAGAGCGCCGGCAACGCGGTGGTTGTTGACGCCGCGCTGCGCAAGCACACCGCAGCCGCCGCGGACGTGGCCGACGCTGCGGTGGCCAGCATGACGCAGTTGTCGGTGTCGGCCGACACGATCCTGTCGGCGGCCAATACCCGCAAGGGGAACATCGAGGAGGTCGTCGGCATCGACGAAACCTTCTACATCTTGATCACCGGCACCACGCTGGGCAGCACCGACATCGCGCTGCAGGGCGTGGTGGTCGAGGTCGTGCCGGCGCCTGTGTCGTAACCCGAGGAGAGCCGCATGGCCATGATCGACATGACGCTGACGCCCGAGGACGCCCGAAAGATGCAGCCGGCAGTCTGCGGTGGCGACGAGAGCAGTCTGCCCAAGTACCCCTACGGGCTCTCGCTGTACCTGTGTGACGAGAGCATGAAAAAGCTGGGACTGTCCGAAGCCCCGGACGCCGGGCAGAAGTTCCTGCTGACGGCGATGGTCGAGGTCGTGCAATCCGGTGTGCGCAAAACGCAGGAGGGTGCCGAGGCCAACGCGGACCTGCAGATCACGGCGATGGAATTGGCGCCGGCCGTGGGCACCACGTCCGAGCAGCGCGCTGCCGCGTTCTACGACAAGCCGGCGTGATGGTGCACTTGACGCGGGGTGTGGCGCTAACTTCGCGTTGTGAGCGAGAAATCAACGGAGCACGACCCACTCGATGTCAGTGCACAGGCAGCCGCAAATTCCGACGAGGAAAAAGCCAAGCGCCTGCAGCGGGCACGAGAGGTGGAAGACTTCAAGTGGTTGATGGCGAACAAGCAAGGCCGCCGAATCATGTGGCGGTGGTTGGAGAAGACCGGACTGTTCCGCAACCCGTTTGTGCCAGGCGGGCACGGGCTCACCGAGTTCAAGTGTGGTGAGCAAAACATCGGTCAGCAGCTACTGGCAGAGATCCACGAGTTGTGCCCCGAGAAGTACCACGAAATGGTGAAGGAGCAACAGAAAGATGCCGCCCGTAGACGCACCGACGCCTGACCCGACTGCCAGCGCCCCGGCGCCCGTACCTGCTGCCCCTGCCGCACCGGCACCCGCCGCTGCTGCAGACCCGGCCGCACCTGCGCCTGCCGCGCCCGCTGCACCGGCCCCAGCCGCTGCTGCAGACCCGGCTGCACCTGCTGCTGATCCTGCCAAACCCGCCGAGCCTGCAAAACCGGCCGCGGCCCCCGGCGTCCCTGAAAAGTACGAGTTCACCGCACCCGAGGGTGTTGAACTCGACGCCGAGGTGCTGACCGAGTTTGAAGGCGTTGCCCGTGAGTTGGGCTTGCCCCAGGACAAGGCGCAGGCTGTGATCGACAAGCTGGCGCCCAAAATCGCCGCCCAGCAAAAGGCGACATTCGAGGGTCTGCTGACCAAGGCCGACGCCGAGTGGACCGCCGCCTCGAAGATCGACCCCGAGTTCGGGGGCGAAAAACTCGACGAGAACATGGCGGTGGCGAAAAAAGCGTGGGAGACCTTCGGGACACCGGAACTGCAGAACCTGCTGAACACAAGCCGCATGGGCAACCACCCCGAGATCATCCGGTGGGCTTACCGCGTCGGCAAGGCGATCAGCGAAGACACGATCCACGCGGGGCGCACCGCCCAAGGTGCGCCCGAGCGCACTGCGGTGCTGTACCCGACCATGAATCAAAAAGCCAACTAAAGGAGCAGTGCCATGACCACTCTCGCCGTAACCCACCCGACCCTGCTGGACGTTACCCGGCACCTCGACCCCAAGGGCAAGATCGACATGATCGCCGAGGTGCTGAACGAGACCAACGAAATTCTCGACGACATGGTGTGGCACGAGGGCAACCTCACCACCGGCCACCGCGGCACGATCCGCTCGGGTATCCCCGAGCCGACGTGGCGCAAACTCTACGGCGGCGTGCAGCCGACCAAGGGCACGGTGGTGCAGATCACCGACGCCTGCGGCATGATGGAAGCCTACGCCGAGGTGGACAAGGCGCTGGCCGATCTCAGTGGCAACCCGGCCGCCTTCCGCGAGAAGGAAGACAAGGCGCACATCGAAGGCATGAGCCAGGAACTGGCCTCGACGCTGTTTTACGGCAACGAAGCCACGGAACCGGAAGCGTTCACCGGCTTCGGCCCGCGCTTCAACGACCAGTCGGCGGCCAACGGTGACAACATCCTGACCTCGGCCGCGACCCCGGACAACACCGACAACAGTTCGATCTGGCTGGTGGTGTGGGGTGACAACGTGCACGGCATCTACCCGAAGGGCTCGAAGGCCGGCTTGCACATGCAAGACCTCGGCGAGCAGACCATCGGCACGCCGAGCACCGGCTACTACCAGGGCTACCGCACCCACTACAAATGGGACGCCGGCCTGCACGTCAAGGACTGGCGCTACGTCGTGCGCATCAACATCGACGTGGAAGACCTGGTGAAGAACGCGGCGACCGGCCCCGACCTGATCGACCTGCTCGCGCAGGCGGTTGATCTGGTGCCGAACATCAACGCCGGCCGGCCGGTGTTCTACGCCAACCGCACGGTGCGGGGCTTCATCCGTCGCCAGATCATGAACAAGACGGTGAACTCCACCCTGTCCATCGAGCAGATCACCCGCGCGAACGGTGCACACATCCGTGTGCCGATGTTCGACGGCATCCCGATCCGCCGCTGCGACGCGATCACCAACGCAGAATCCGGCATCTAAGCCGCCAACCTTTAAAAAGGAATAGCAACCATGATTCTCGACGAACTGACGGAATTCTGCGACGCCACCGCCCTCAACACGGGTGGCGCGGCCAGCTATCTGATCGGCGACGTGATCGACCTCGGGGCCAGCGGTCTCGACATCGGCAACGGCGAGCCGATCTACCTGGTGATTCAGGTGGACACCTCGTTCTCCACCGGCTCCTCGCCGACTGCGCAGTTTCATCTGTGCAGCGATGCGCAGGCGGCCATCGCGGTTGATGGCAGCGCCACCTACCATTTCAGCACCTCGGCCATCGCGGCGGCGACCTGCATCGCCGGCTACGTGATCGCGGCGGTCGCGGTGCCGATGGGTACCTACGAGCGTTACCTCGGCATCGTGCAGACCACCGCGGTTGCGGCCTTCTCGTCGGGCAAGGTCAACGCCTTCCTGACGAAAGACGTGGCGCGCTGGAAAGCCTACGCCGACGCCATCTAAGTAGCGACCCACAAGGAGAACAAGCCATGCTGGTGAGAGCGAATACGGTGGGTTTCTACGGCGGGTCACGTCGCCGTGCCGGGGCAGTCTTCGAGATGGACGACAAAGCCATCAAGAAAGACAAGGACGGCAAGATCGTCAAACCCCGGTGGGTGAGCGACGCTGCGGTGCCGGAAAAGAAAGCCCAGCAGAAAAAGGGCGCAAGGGGTGACGTGAAGCCCCCGGAAACGCAGGCCGCAGTGAAAAGCAAGGTGGACGGTAACGACGGGCAGACCGGCGCGGAAGGGCTGGCCTGATCGAGTAGCACCCCGTTGCGCGCTGTGTTGAACCACGGGGGCCATGCGCCCCCGTTTTTCTAAAGGGCCGGTGATGGCATCCGAGGTAGACATCTGCAATCTGGCACTCGGGCATCTCGGTGACGAGGCCACGGTATCGAGCATCGACCCGCCCGAGGGCAGCGCACAGGCCGAGCACTGCCAGCGGTTCTACCCGATGGCGCGCAACACCGTGCTCGAATCCCATGCGTGGGGCTTTGCCACCCGCCGCAAGGCGCTGGTCGAACACGCCACGGCGACGCCCCCGGCAAGCTGGGCTTTCACCTACGTGGTGCCGAATGGCTGCCTGCGGGCGCTCTCGGTGCTGCCGCCCGAGGCTACCGACGACACCGACAGTCAGGACTTCGTGCAGGAGATCCTTGAGGACGGCACCAAGGTGATCTACACCAGCGCCGAGGACGCGACGCTGCGCTACATCGCGCTGATTGAGGACACGACCAAATTCTCGCAACTGGTGGTCAACGCCATTGCTCGCCTGCTGGCGGCCTACCTGGCCGGCCCGGTGATCAAAGGTACCACCGGCATGAAAGTCAGCGAGGGGCAACTGCAGTGGTACACCAAGATCGACCTGCCGAAAGCGCAGGCGGCGGACGCCAATGCGCGCCAGTCCGAGCCGTATAAGGACTTCACGCCGGGCGGCATTGCGGCGCGGGCATGACCGATAAAGTCCTGCTGCGGTCGTTTGCCGGGGGTGAGATCGCCCCGGAATTGTTCGGGCGCCTCGACCTGGTAAAGCACCAGACGGGGCTCGCCAAGGCGCTGAACTTCGAGATCACACCGCACGGCCCGGCCGAGAATCGGCCCGGCTGGCAGTACGTTCTTGAGACCAAGGATTCCAGCAAACGCTCGGTGCTGCTGCCGTTCATCTACAGCGCGCAGCAATCGGTGCAACTGGAATTCGGCGATCAGTACATGCGCATCCATACCGAGGGCGGCACGGTGCTGGAAGCGGCAAAGAACATTCTCAGCATCACGCAGCCCGCGGGCGTGGTCGAGATCACCGGGCACGGGTTCAGTAACGGGCAGTGGGTTTATCTGGCCAGCATCGGCGGCATGACGGAACTCAACGGCCGCTACGTCAAGGTGTCCGACGCGGCCGCCGACACCTTCCGCATGAAAGACCTGGCGGGCAACTACATCACGACGGGTAGCTATGGCGCCTTCACCAGCGGGGGCACCGCGTCGCGGGTCTACGAGATCAGCACGCCTTATCTCGAAGCGGACCTTTTCGACCTGCATTACACGCAGTCGGCCGACGTTCTGACCATCACGCACCCCAGCTACCAGCAGCGGGAACTGCGCCGTTCGGGGGCAACCTCGTGGGCGCTCACCACGCTGGCCTTGGCACCGACTATCGGCACACCGGGGGCGCCTACGGTGGCCGCACCTGTCGCGGCGGGGGCGGATACCAACTACACCTATGTCACCACGGCGATTGCGTCGGACGGCCTTGAGGAATCGCTGGCCTCGGCATCGGGCACGGTCAGCAACAAGCTGACCACCGCGGGTAACTACAACACGATCACGCCGGCCACTGTTACGGGAGCCGTGCGCTACAACGTGTACAAGCTGACCAGCGGCCTCTACGGCTACATCGGGCAGACGGATGGCACCGCGTTCAGGGACGACAACATCACGCCCGACGTGACCAAGACCCCGCCGCTGTCCAATAACCCGTTCAACGCGGCGGGCGACTACCCCGGCGCGGTTGGCTATTACAAGGGTCGTCGCTGCTTCGGTGGCACGACCAACAAGCCGTTGAACTTTTGGGCGACGCGCGCCGGCACCGAGTCGAACATGACCTACTCGATCCCGACGCAGGACGACGACGCCATCGCCATCCGGCTGACCGCCCGCCGTGCCGGCGCGATCCGGCACATTGTGCCCCTCGACGAGTTGCTGATCCTGACCAGTGACGGCGAGTGGGTGCTGCAGACGCAGGATTCCGATGCGTTGACCCCGGCCACGGTGGACCCGAAAGTGCGGGGCTATGTGGGTGCGAGCAACGTGCAGCCGCTGACGACCAACGAGTCGGTGCTGTTCGGGCAGGCGCGGGGTGGGCGCATCCGCGAGATGAAATACAAGTGGGAGTCGAACGGCTACCGCACCGAGGACATTTCGATCATGGCGCCGCACCTGTTCGACGGCTACACGATCACGAGCATGGCCTACGCCACATCGCCGCGCCCGACCGGGTGGTTCGTGCGCAGCGACGGCATCCTGCTGGGCTTGACCTACGTGCCCGAGCACCAGGTCGCCGCCTGGCACCAGCACGACACCGATGGCCTCTACGAGTCGGTATCGGTCACCCCCGAGGGCACCGAGGATGCGGTCTACGCCATCATCAAGCGCACACTGAACGGGCGCACGGTACGCGCGGTCGAGCGCAAACATTCGCGCAAATTCGACACGCTGGCCGATTCGTTCTTTGTGGACAGCGGGGTTACCTACGACGGTAGCCCGACCACGACGATCACCGGGCTCTGGCACCTGGTCGGCGAGGAGGTGGCAATCCTGCGCGACGGCGCCGTAGAACCCCGGCAGATGGTGCCGGCGAGCGCGTCGCTGACCCTCGATGCGGAAGGGTCCAAAGTGCACATCGGGCTGCCCTATGACGCTGATCTGCAGACGCTGCCCCTGTCGATGGAGATGCAAGCCTTCGGTCAGGGCACGCGCAAGAACGTCAACAAGGTGCACGCGCGGGTGAACGCATCCTCGGGCATTTGGGTAGGGCCGTCCTTCGACAAGTTGAAACCGGTGAAGCAGCGCACCACCGAGGTCTACGGTACACCGCCCGATCTGCGCACCGGCATGTTGAGCGCGATGGTCACGCCAAGCTGGGGCGAGGACGCACAAATCTGCCTGCGCCAGTCCGACCCCTTGCCCCTGACCGTGGTGGCACTGGTGCCCGAGGTGGCCGCGTGATCCGGCCCATGACCGCCGAAGACATCCCCGAGATCGTGGAACTCGGGCGGGCCATGCACGCGGAGAGCCCCCGTTATCGCCGGCTCAACTATGACCCGAACAAGGTGGCCAACCAGGTGCGCAGCATGGTCACCGGCACGCTGACCACGCAACCGCAGGGGGGTGCATTTGTCGCGGTGAAGGACGGCAAGATCATCGGCATGATCGGTGGCTACGTTGCGGAGACCTTTTTTGGTCACGACAAGGTGGCCTCTGATTACGCCTTCTACATCACGCCGAGCGAGCGCCGGAAAGGCCGCACGGCGCTGGGTCTGTTGCTGGCGTTCGAGAAGTGGGCGGTGGCGCAGGGTGTGGTGGACATCGTGCCGGGCGTGAGCACGATGATCGAGACCCAACGCACGCGCCAGTTTTTCGAGAAGCTGGGCTACGAGCACTACGGCGAAGCAATGATCAAAAGGGTGCGCTGACATGGGTATCGAAGCGGCAACGCTCGGAAAAGTGGCGCTTGGTGCGCAGGCCATCGGCGGGGTGGCGGCCTCGGTCGGCGCTTACAACAAGGCCAAGGCCGAGCGCACCGCCTACGAGATGCAGGCGCAGGTCGCGGAGAACAACAAGCAGTTTGCACTGTGGCAGGCCGAGGACGCGCTGGTCCGCGGGGAGAAGGCGACGGTGGCCTCGCAACTGCGCACCCGGCAGTTGAAGGGCAAGCAGATCGCCAGCATGGCCGGTCGGGGCATTGACCTGGGCGAAGGCTCGGCGCTGAACATCCTGACCGACACCGACCTGATGGGCGAGATCGACGCGAACACCGTCAAGGACAACGCGGCCAAGGAAGCCTACGGGCACCGCACCAGCGCCGCCAACTTCGGCGCCAACGCCGACCTGCTGCGCTTCCGGGCGAGCAACACCAGCCCGAGCGGGGCGGCGTTCGGCACGCTGCTGACCAGTGCCGGCTCGGTGGCAAGCAGTTGGTACATGATGGACAGCAAGGGCACGTTCGATAAGCCGGGCAAAAAGTCCAGCCCGTCGATCAACTGGAACATCGGGTAAGTCATGCCCCGCGTCCCGACCTACGACAACCTGACCGTCGCCGACCGCCCGCTGTCGGGCGCACGGCAGGAGAGTATCGCCTCGCCCGGATTGCTGGGGGGCGGCAACGACGCGCTGATCCAGACCGGCCGTGCGCTGCAGGGTGTGGGCAACGAGGCCGCCAAGATCGCCGGGCAGATGCAGGACACGCAGAACGCCGACATGCTGTTCCGGGCCGAGACCACGCTCAAGAACGAATACCTGGGTTTCGAGAACACGGTGCGCGAGCGCCGCGGGCAATCGGCGTGGGGCGCCACCGACGAGGCCCGCCAGTGGTGGGACAAGAAGGCCCGCGAAACGATGGACGGGCTGGAAAACGACGCGCAGCGCAAGCTGTTCATGCGCTCGGCCAGCCGGTTGCGCGAGCAGAGTCTTACGTCGATCTCGCACCACGAAGCTGACCAGCGGCGCGCGTCGCTGACCGAATCGGCGCAGGCGTCGATTGTCGGCTCGATCAATCTGGCGGCGAGCCAGGTGGGCACCCCGACCGAGATGGAGGCGATCAGCGGCGCCCGGACGGAAGTGGTCAAGCGCCTGCAGGTGCTGCAACAACTGCAGGGTTGGGACGCCGAGACCTACAAGGCGAAGGAAGCCGAGCAGTTGACCAAGCTGCACTTGCAGGTGATCCAGAACAAAGTGGATAAAGACCCGAAGGGTGCGCGTGATTACTTCGCGCTGAACAGGGCCGAGATCAACGGCACTGCGCTCGATGGCGTCGAGAAGCTGCTCAAAACGGGCGGGCTCAAGGTGACCGCGCAGACCTTCGCCGACGAAGTGGATCGCACCGGGCTCACCGAGGCCGACGCCATCAAGGCGGCGCGGGAGAAGTTCGAGGGCGAGGAGGAGGCCGCCGTCGTCACGGAGATCAAGACGCGGTTCTCCGAGCGGACGCAGGCGCGCGAGCGGATGCAGCGCGACGCGGCCGATGAAGCCTTCGGTATCTATGCCCGCACCGGCAGCCTCAATGCAATACCCAGCACGTTGCTGGCCAAGATGGACGGCAAGACGCTGCTGGCGCTGCGCAAGGACGCCCGCGACGCTGCAGAGGGCAAGGCACCGAAAACAGATTGGGACCGCTACTACCTGCTGCGCAACGAGGCGTTGACCAACCCCGAGCAGTTTGCCCGGCGCGATCTGCGCGCTGAGTTCCCTCACTTGGGCAAAGCCGAGCGCGAGAGCCTGATCGACCTGCAGACCAAAAAACCCGCCGACTTGAAAGAGGTGGCCACCCTCGAAAATCAGTTGGGCAACGCGCACAACCTGATGGGTTGGGGCGGCAGCAACAACGCGGAGAAGCGCGGCATGTTCGATACCGCCGTGCAGCAGGCCGTGCTCGCCGAGGAGAAGGCCACCGGCAAGAAACTCGGGTACGAGGGCCGCCAGAAAATCATCGACCGCCTGCTGATCGAGGGCGACACGAACGGGTGGCTGCCGATGGGCAACAAGCGGCTGTTCGAGGTGCAGGGCACCGAGGCCGAGGGCCGGTTCGCCCCGGTGGTGCCGGATGCCGAGCGCAGCAAAATCACGGCGGCCTTGAAACGCGCCGGCAAGCCGGTGAGCGAGACCGAGATCGTTCGCCTGTTCAAACAAAAACACGGGCTTAAATGAGCAACGAATACGACGCGCTGCTCGCGGGCGGCGAATACGACGCCACCGTTGCGCAGCAGGATCAGCGGCAAAAGCTGCGGCAGACCATGTTCGGGGCGCTGGAATCGAACCCCGACCAGTTTGCCGAGGCCAAGCGGTTGTCGCGCACCACCGGGCTGCCGGCGCCGGTCGTCGAGCGCAACCTGCCCGAAGTCAAGAAGAAGGCGGCGCTGAACGATTACGACGCCTTGGTCGGCACCCCGCTGGGCGACAAGATGATCAGCGACGCCGATTTTGCCCGCCTCGCCCGCGACGACATCGACATCCTCGGCAGCATGGCCGACGTGGTGAAGCCCGCGGGCAAGCGGGTGGTGCGCAGCGACGAGTTTGCGACGCTGGTGCAGGATTTGAAGCGCCGGCATCCCGGTATGACCTGGGACGACGCCCGGTTCGCTGCGGGGCAGCAGGTCGAGGTCAACAACACCGACCCGGTGATCCAAGCATCGCCGCCCCGGTCGGCGCTGGCCGGGGTGATCGAGCCGATCCGGCGCGGGCTCGCGCGTGCGCGCCAAGGTGTGACGATCCTCGCATCCGAGGCGGGGCTCTACAACAACGCACCGGCTGAGTTGGGCGTGCGGCTGGCCGACCAGCAGCGGGGTGTTGAGCGGTTCCCGGTGCCGGAAAACATCGCCAAGGGGATGCAGGCCATCAGCGCCAGCGCGACCATGCCCGAGGCCGTGGCGGCTGCGCTGGCCAATCCTCGTGCGGTTCTGGAAGTGTCGCTTGAGTCACTGGGCACCAGCGCACCCTCGCTGGCGCTGGCCGCAGCCGGGTCGGTGTTTGGGCCGGGCGGCACGGCGGTGGGCGCCGGGCTGGGCAGCCTGGCGGTCGAGTATTCGGCAGTGGTCAACGAGGTGCTGACCGAGGGTGGTGCGTCGTTCAGTGACCCGCAGGCGGTGGTGGCGGCACTGACCGATCCCGAAAAGATGGCCGCGGCGCGGGAGAAGGCGATCAAGCGGGGTATCCCTATCGCGGCCTTCGACGCGTTGACGGCCGGGCTGGCGGGCCGCCTGCTGCTGGGGGCGAAGCCGACCGCGAGTTCCGTGGCCGGCAGGGTAGCCGGTGAGGCGGGCCTGCAGGCGGGTGGTGGCGCTGCCGGCGAGGCGACCGCGCAGGCGGTGACCAACGAATACAAGCCGGGCGACATCCTGCTCGAAGCCCTCGCCGAGATCCCCGGCGGCGCGGTCGAGGTCTACGGTAACGTGCGCACGGCACGCGCTGCCGGCGAGGCCAAGGTGCAGGCTGCGGAAGCCGATGCGGCGGCGTTTGCCAAGCTGACCGAACTGGCCAAGGCGTCCAAGCTGCAGCAGCGCGATCCGCAGAGTTTCGAGCAGTATGTCAACGAGGCCGCAGCGGACGGCCCGGTGCAGGATGTGTTTGTCAATGCGCGGGTGTTCGCGCAGTCGATGGGCGAGCAGATCGAGGCGGTGGCCGCAG